CCTACGCCTTCCAAAATGGGCGCGCTCCGGTATCGCGAGTTGGAACGGCTCGGGCAGAAGTCCAAGTCGATCGGCGGCGAAGTCATCACGTTCGACCTGTCGGAAATGCCGGACGACGTGATGCAGGTCGTGAACCGCTACGTGAGTGGGATGATTCTGGTCGATGAAACGGCGGGGATGCAGTAATGCCGATTGTCGCCAGAGTCACCGGCGTCGGTCAGGTCATCGAACGGTTCACAGCGACCTCCGTTGCGGTCAAGCGGCGCGTGTTTGGGGCCGTGCAGAATCTCGGGCTTCGCTTGGAATCAAACGTCAAGAGCGACTGGCTGTCGGGGCATGCCCTGCATCGTCGCACGGGACGACTCGCGTCCAGCATCACCAGCGTGTTCAAGGCGACCGATGCGTCCGCGACCGCCCGCGTCGGGACGAACGTCGTCTATGGCCGCGTGTGGGAGTTGGGGTTTACGGGCGTCGTGAACGTCGGTTCGTATACGCGGAGAGTGAACAGCCGGAGCGTCTACGGCGCAGGGCGGCACACGAACAAAAACAAAGTCGCGCAGGGCTTGGCGTATGTCCGGCCCTTCCAGCGGCACGTGCACAACGCGGCGCGGCCGTTCTTGGCGCCGGCACTCGATGAGATGCGCGGCACGATTCACGACGAGATCCAAGCCGCGGTGAACGCCGGCGTTGCCGAGGGCGGCTGAGCATGGCGGTCAATCGCGAGTTGATTTTCTCGACGCTGTTCACGCGACTGCAAACGCAACTCGCGGGGACGGTGGTCGATTTCTCGCGTCGGTGGACCTCGTGGGACGACAAGGCTCCCGCCCAGCAGCCCGCCCTCTTGTTGCTCAAGGGAAAGGAAGTCGCGAAGCGGATGGCCCGAGGCGCTCCCTTGGTGTGGACGCTCCACGCCGACATCTGGGTCTATGCGCAGGATGATGGGACCGGAGTGGCGGTCCCGTCGATTCAGATCAACCAGATCTTGACGGCGATCGAAGGCGCGTTGGAAATCCAGCCGAACGAACCGACCGTGAGCATGCAGTTTGTCGCGAGACGGGACGCACCGCCCGCCTCCACCTCGCTCGGGGGCCTCGTCGATAGCTGCCAGATCGGGGAGGAAATCGAAGTCATGGAAGGCACGCAAGGCCATGTGTGTGTCGTGCGCATCCCGCTCGAAATCATGGCCGCTGCGTAACCGCATCGACACGACCGACCATTCGCTCGATTCGCTCGACATCCTCAGGAGAGCGCACCAATGATCAACTTCGGCGTGGGCCAACTCGTCATCAATCCGGGCGGCGCAACCCCGACGCCCGTGCAACTCGCGATCCTCCAGGACGTCGATCTCGACGTGTCCTTCAACGAGAAGGAACTCATCGGCCAGTTCCAGCTTCCCGTCGACGTGGCGCGCGGGGAAGCCAAGTGGACGATGAAGGCGAAAGAGGCGCAGATTTCGAGCCTCCTGATTGGCTCCTACCTCGCGGGCAGTTCGAGCGCCGCGAACTACGTCTCAAGCGCGATCAACGAATCGGGGACGGTGCCGGCTGCGCCGACCTACACGATTACGGTCGCGAACTCGGCCGCCTTCGTGGCGGACTGCGGCGTGGTGGACTTGACGGCGGGCATGGTGCTCTCACGGGGCGCAGCGGCGGCGGCGGGCGTCTATAGCGAAGCGGCGGGCGTCTACACGTTCGACGCGAGCGCCGCGAGCCATGTCGTGTGGATCAGCTACACGTACTCCGTGACGGGGTCGGGCAAGACGATCCACTTCAACAACCAGTTGATGGGGCAGGGCGTGATGTACTCGGCCACGCTCTACAACATCTTCCGCACGAAGGTGATCGGCTGGAAGTTCTACGCCGTCACGATGCCGAAGCTGACGCTCCCGTTCAAGAACAACGACTACACGATCGCGGGGATCGACCTCTCGATCTATCAGGACAGCATGGGCAACGTGTGCGAGTACTACGAGAGCGACTTCTAGGCCGCCTCGGAACGCTTTTCCCTGTGGTTCCCGCCGTTCCACTTTTTCGTAGAGGTTCGACCGACCGATGCCGACACCGACCGTGCAACTCCCCATTGGCAGCAGGACGTACCAGTTCCAGAAGCTTCCGCTGGGTGCCTACCGTCTTCATCGCGATGCGATCCAGCAGACGCGGGCACCGTTGCTGCCCGAGGAAAAGCGATCGGGCGTATCGACAGAGCGCATCACGGCGGTGATCGAGGTGGCAGCGGCGGCGATCGTCATAGATCCGCCACTGGATGTGGCGGAGTTCACGAAGTTCGTCGACGGGATCGACTTCGATACCGGCTATGAGCAACTCACGGACGCCGTCTTCGTGGCGATGACGGGCAAGAAGTTCGATGCGGCGACGATGGAAGCGGCTGCGGCGAGCGCCGCGGGGGAAGCGCCGGCGGAGACGACGATGGAGAAGTCTGGTTCTCCGACGCCGGACTCCGCCGCCTCTACGGTCTGATCATCACGGCTACGGGCTGGTCGTACGCGACGGTCGATGCGTTGACGCTGGATGAGGCGATTGAGCTCGTGATGTACTGGATCGAGATGCCGCCCGTGCACATCAGCCTTGCGGGGATCACGCGCGCCCTGGGTGGGAAGCCGCCAAAGGGCGAGAAGGCGAAGAAGAAGCGCGTGGGCACGGACGCAGAGGCGGCACAGTTCGCGGCCGAGATGAAGGCGATGGCGGCACAACTTCGGCGAGGCGGTCAGTAAATGGCGCAGGGGGCATCGAACGTCAACGTTGAAATCACCGGCTCCGTCGATGGCTTGGACAGCGCGATGGAGAAGGCGACATCGGCCACGCGCACCGCCGCCGATGGGATGACGCGCGATACCGAGAAGATGAGCTCGGCGTTCGAAGGCATGGGCCATCGGTTCGAGCACTCTGGCGTGATGATTGCCTTCGCCGTGAACAGCATGATGGACGGGACACAAACGGGCGTTACCCGTGCGCTCCACTCGATTGCCATGCTCGGGTTCGCCTTCGGCCCAGTCGTCGGATCGGTCACGACGGCGGTCGCGTTGATCCTGGAGCAACTCGACACGCTGGTGAAGGAGAGCGGGACGAAGCTCAAGGCGTTCACGAAGTCGCTCGAAGATGCGGCCAACGCAGGGCACACGGCGGAACTCCTCCGCCAGCGACAAGACCTGTTGGTCGGCACGCCGTCGGAGTTCGTCGCGAATCCGAGTGGGCGTGTCATCGGGGCGGCGACCGGGTCGTTGGAAGATCTCCGCGCCAAGGCCGCCGATGCGAAGGCGGCGGTGCAGCCCTTGGAAGGCGGCCTCAAGGGCATGGTCGACGACTGGAAGCGCTTCTCCGCCGATCGCACGCTCAACAGCCAACTTGACCTCGCCGAAGGGAAACTCAAGGCGATCGACGCCGCGTTGCGTGCGGCCCACATCGGCGCGTCCGATGCGCCAGATAACAAGCCGAAGGGACCGGCGCACCCCGGCGTCTCCGAGGAAGAAGAGGCGCAGATCGAATCGACGATGCGCACCATGAATCTCAAATGGGAAGCGGCCCGGAAATACAACGAACAGGTCAAGCGCGCTCAGGAAGAAACCACCGCGCTCTCGTACAAGCTAGATGCGGAGAGCGGCAAGTTCCTGGACAAAATCCTCGACGACAGCATCAAGGCAACGAATGCAGCGGCGACGAAGAAGCGGGATACAGAAGAGCGGACAGCCAAGGAAGCGCGGGAGGTCGCCTTGGCCGCCAACAAGAGTCTCAACGAGGACATCGCCGCAGGGGGCAAGCGCATCGGCGACCTGATGAACAAGATCGCCCAGGGGTCCGAGCAGGAGTGGACGACGCGCTTCGACCGCATCAATAATGCGTTCTCCACGGCGATCGAGAAGATGAAGCAAAAGGGCGGCACGTTCGGCGAGTTCATGCGGAACATCGGCCACCAGTTGATGAGCGACTTCATCCAGTCCGAAATCAAGATGACCGAGGCGAAACTCACGGAGCTCGCCACGCGGAAGACGATGACGGAAGCCGATGCGGCGACCTCGAAGGCGCTCCACCTGTCCAGCACGCTCTCGACGATCACGTCGAACGCGGCCTCGGCGGCGTCGGCGACCTATGCGGGCGTGATGAACACCTTGGGCCTCGTGCTGGGCCCAGCGGCGATCCCGATCGCGGGCGCGCTCGCCGGCGGGGCGTTCGTGGCCGTGGAAGCGTTCGGGGCGCTCGCGAGCGCGGCCAAGGGGTTCGACATTCCCCGCGGCATGAATCCCGTGACGCAGTTGCACAGCGAAGAGATGGTCTTGCCGGCGCATTTGGCGAATGCCGTCCGTGGCATGGCGGCTGGTGGCGGGAGCGGTGGGGGCACGGTGCACGTGCACATTCAGGCGATGGACTCGCAGGGCGTGGCGCAGTGGGCCAAGAGCAACCAAGGCGCGATCGGGCGGGCGGCGCTGGCGCACATGCGGAACTCGCCGAGCATGCCGTCCGCCGCGGGCCGGAGCGCGTAAATGAGCAACTCCGTGCTTCCGGCGCTGCCGGGGTTGACCTGGTCGAACACGAAGACGCCGACCTTCACGACGAAGATCCAGACCTCGGTGGGGATGAGCGAAGTGCGGGCGGCGTTCTCGCCGTACCCGCGCCGGCGCTACACGCTCACGTACAACTTCCTCCGCGATTGGGGTGCCTTGACCGAGTTGAAGACGCTGTACGGCTTCTACTGCCAGATGCAGGGCGCGTTCGACACGTTCCTCTACGACGATCCCGAAGACGACAGCGTGACGTCGCAACTCATTGGCACGGGCGATGGGTCAACGACCGCGTTCCAACTCGTGCGCACGTACGGCGGTTTTACCGAGCCTGTCTATAATCCGCACGCCGCACCGCAGATTTTCGTGAACGGCGTCTTGAAGACGCTCGGCATCGACTACACGATCACGAACGGCGTGGTCACGTTCGCAGTCGCGCCAGGGATTGGCCTCCCTGTCACGTGGACGGGCACCTACTACTGGCGGTGTCGGTTCGAGCAGGACACGCTCGCATTCGAGGAGTTGGCGAACCTCGTCTGGAAACAATCGAGCATGGCCTTCCTCACGGTGCTCAACGCATGAAATATATGACTGCGGGACTGATAAGTTTTCTCAACTCGATCGGGCCCGGCGTGCCCGTGCAGATCGCGGACTTGCTCACGATTGCGCCCGTGGGCGGCGGCACGATTATTCGCTTGACGAGTGCGCCCGTGCCGGTGCGCTCGACCTCGCTCCACGGCGCCACGCTCAACGTGTCTCCCGTGGTCCTCGACTCCACCGTCTACACCTTCCAGCCGCAACCCTTCTCACGGGATCGGGTGACAACGAAGATCGGGCTGGAAGTCACGAGCACGCATTTACAGATTGCGCTCGTTGCCGGAGCCACCTTGAACGGCGAGCCGTGGCAACAGGCGGCACGGGAAGGCTACTTGGATGGCGCGGCGATCACCTTGGAGCGCGCCTACATGCCGACGTGGGGCGATGTCTCGCGCGGCACGCAGATCATCCAGAAGGGCTTTACGGGCGAACTCAAGCCGTCCAGAAACACGCTCGATCTCGAACTCAAGCCGGGGATTGCGGTGCTCGTGAATCCGATGCCGCGGCGTCAGTTTCAGCCGGGATGTCTCCACGTCTTGTACGACGCGGGATGCGCCTTGGCACAAGCGGCCTTCACGGTGAGTGGCGCAGCGGTCAGCGGGTCAACGACAGGGATCGTCAACACGAACTTGACGCAAGCCGATCACTACTTCGAGTTGGGCGCGATCACGTTCACGTCGGGCGCGAACAATGGCATCACGCGGCGCGTCTACGGCTACTTGAATGGAAGCGGACAGGTGAGCGTGCTGCCGGTCCTTCCCTTCGCGCCAGCCAACGGGGACACGTTCACGATATTCCCCGGCTGCGGCAAAACGCTCCAAGCCGACTGTACTAATAAATTCAATAATGCTGTTCACTTCGCGGGCTTCCCGTTCGTCCCTGTCGCGGAGACCGTGCTGTGACCGTGGCCGCCCCGGATGTCTATGAACTCGAAACACACCGCTTGGCGCGGATCGAACGCGAGCGGATACTTGCCGTGCGGGAAGCGACCAGTTTTCTCGGCACCGCGTTTCATCATCACCAGTGCGTGAAAGGCTCCGGGGTCGATTGTGCGCACTTGATTGCCGCGTGCTACGCCAAAGCCGGAGTGCTCGCGACCGCCGAGATCGAGTTCTACGCCGAACAGTGGATGCTCCATGAGGCGGCCGAGTTGCTGACGAATCGACTGGACGGCTTTTGCGTGCGGGTCGATCGCGCAGCGCTGGGCGACTGCGCGGTGTTCCGGTTGGGGCGGCGGGCCGCCCATGTAGCGCTCGTGAAGGAATGGCCGCAGATCATTCATGCCGACGGCACGCTCCGCGCAGTGGTCGAAACGCGGATCGAAGACGGGGAGCCGTGGGCGCGGCGCTTGGTGGGCTTCTGGAGCCCGGCGCAGTGGCATCGCGTGGCCGAGGTGGCCTCATGAGCACCTTCATGCGCGCGCTGGGGATCGGGCCCGCCCAGCCCCACGTCGCGAACTTCTTCTATTGTGCCTCCTCGGGCTACGGGGGGCCGATTCCCTTGGTGTACGGGACGAATCGGGTCGGTGGTACCATCATCCACGTGCCAAAGCAACCCGTCAAAAAGGGGTCCGGGAAAGGGAAGGTCGGCAAGAGCGGGAACCTCTATCAAGCCCCCGTCATCTATGCCGTGTGCGAAGGCCCGATCACGGGCTTGAACTTGATTTGGGCCGACAAGAACATGCCGGAGTTCTGGAACGGCGACGGCATCCAGCAACAGGCGGACCAGAACAGCACGGTTCCGGCCACCGGCAGTCCGCGGCAGATCACGACGACGACGGGCTGGCACTCGGACTCCGGCCATGTGTGGGATGCGACGGCCAGTGTCTTCCTGAGCTTCGCGGGAACGGTGACGAGTCCCACCACGCCCCCCGCCGGATCGTACTACATCAACACGGCGGGGGGCAGCAACGGCACGTACTACTTCAATGCCGCCGAAGCGAGCCATTCCGTCTGGATCACGCTCTTCTACACGATCGCGGACCCCAACGGCTTTCCGGGCACGTGGACCTTGAAGCTCGGGACGTCCCCGAACCAAGCGGTGTGGACGGGCTTGGCCCCCTATGGTGGACAGGGGATCACCTATCCCGGCCTCGCCTACATGGCGCACCCGAACGCCGACTTCCCGAACGACTCGCCCCCGCAGTATTCGTATGAGGCGAACGCGATCGGGAACGGGGCCAATGGCACCCCAGACGCGAACGGCGCGGACATTCTCACAGACTTCCTCACGAACGCGCTGCACGGCGCGAACTTCCCGGCGGCGAGTCTGGGCATCCTCTCCGGCACCGGCACGGACG